GAATATTCGTATAAATGATTTAAAATATAGCTCAACAAATATTTCTTTTGATTATGATTTATATTTTGTTATTAATGAATTATTGATGGCAATCAAAAATAAAAAATTAGATAAAGGATTTATACCAAGTAAACAATATATAGATAGTTATAATAAGGTATATGCTATATTATTAAATAATAATTTATACATACCTATAAAACCCAGTCCTTTATTAGATAAACTTAAATATGAAATATTGGTAGATAATAAAAATATTACAAAAATATCATTAAAAGATAATATTAAACTATTGTCAGAAATAAATAAAAATACAGCTTTAAAATATAAAATACTTTCCAAGATATTAGATTTAAAATATAAGAAAGAAATTATTGCACTAGTTAATAACAATAGCAGAGTAATACCTATACTTCCGATCAAAGATAATGATAAGACATTAGAAGTTAGTCATTTAAATTATTATAGTGATTTAGATGAAGCACTTGAAAATAATATAATAATGTTTGATGCACGTATTGAAAAAATAAACAAAAAGAATTTTGAAGATGAAACTTATAATAGAATGAGATTTGATTTGGCTAATTTTATCCATAAAAATAAAAAATATTTGAAAGAAATTGAAGAAATAATACAAAATGATAAAAAGCTTGAATTAAATGAACGACGTAAATTAATGTATAAAATATTAAATGAAGTTTTTCGTAATATATCTACGCAGAAAAAACACGCCATAAATTATAATAATTATAAAACACCAAATAAAAGAATACCTTGTTTTACTAGAAATATAAAGAAAACTAAACACGATAAATATGAAAATATATTATCTTGTGATGATGACCCGCACTGTGTTATTGATAAAAATAGTTGTAAGTTATATATTAATAAATATAATTTATTAGAAATTTATAATGGTGTTGAAAATTATAATTATTATTTAAGTAAAATTTTGGATGAATTATTAAGATACAAAATTAAGAGAGAAGAAATTTTAAATAATACAATTGATAATATTATTGATAAACAATTAATACCAGAAGATCCTAAAAAATATTTATTAATAAAATCATTAGATGCAAGTGAAGTAGAAAATAGGATTGAACAAATTTATTTTGATAATAAAGGTGTTTATATTGATAACCGAAATTTATATGAAACAAGTACAACAAAGGAATATGCTTTTAATAAAAATTATTATTTGAAATCGGATATTAATGTTATAGATGAATATAAAAATGAAGATTTATCAATACATTGGTTAAAATATTTAGGAAATAAATTTAGAGTAAATAGTATTGTGGATACTTTATTTAATTTAGTTGTAAAAGCTATTAATTCCAATAAGGAATTTTATACTAAAAATAAAAGTTTAACAGTAGAAGAAGTTAAAGAAGAGATTATTAAAAATCTAATAGCTGCTACAAAAAATAAGAAAAATTCAAATAAATTGGAGGAAAATATATTTAATAAATACAAAGAAAGTTGTGATTCAAATAATCTTGATAAAATAAGCAATTTTGAACATTTAATGATTTATATAAGTGATGTGAATTATAAAGGATGTTTATTGGATTTAGCATTTATTTCAAGATTATATAATATAAATATAATTATTTTAGATAAAAGAATTAAAAAGGATCATAAAGGATATGATGTTTATTTAACGGAGGAATCAAAATACTATATACTTATTTATAGATTTACAATTGCAGACCAATATTTATATAATTTAATTGGAATTAAAAATAAATTTTTATTTTCAGAGAAGGATCTACCTCCTAAATTTATTCATGAAATTATAGTTGATAATCATAAATAATTATAATAACTAAAAGAATGGATATATAAATTTCAGGTGAATGTAAATATATATTTGATTCTTGCAAACTAATATCCATTTCTTTTATATTATTATAATTATTATTTATTTCTAAATTAGATAATTCATTTACATCTATTTTTAACAATTCCTCTTGAATACTAATATTATCATTAATATTATTATTTTCATCAATGTTATCATTTTCATCAATGTTATCATTTTCATCAATGTTATCATTTTTATCAATATTACCTAAATATTCTATTTGATTATCTGGATTAATATTTTCTTGATTATGTTCTTGCAAATTTTTATTAATAATATTATCAATCATATTATCTATATTTAATATTTCTTGAACATTATTTATATATATAACATCATTATCATTAAAATTATCATTTTCATTATTATTTTCATTATTATTTTCATTATTATTTTCTATTTCATCAAGTATATTTATTTTATTTATTTTTTTAACATTATCATTATTACAAATTTTAGTAAAACTAATTTGTTCTTTTTGATTAGTACTTATTTTTTCTTGGGTGTATATTAATTTATCAAAATCACTTTCTTTAATTTTATTAAAAATAATATTATTGTAATTAATATTATAAGAATTTAGTACATCATCAATTTTATTTGGTACATAAATAGTAAATTCTTCAAATACAACTTTATTTAATGGAAATATTTGATAAAAATCAAAAAAAATAAAATCATTCTTTTCATTTTTTAAAAATAATTTTTTATCATTTTCCAGTAAATAAATAATAGCATATATATTCATTTCATTAAAAAATATAGATTTTATTAAAATAAAATTTTCAAAATAATATATATTAAAATCATTATCAATTAAATATTGTTCTAGTTTTTGTAATTTAATTAAATTATTTTTTATAATACCAAATTCAATTTTATTAGAAAATAGATTTATTCCATTAAATATTTTAAAACCTAATAAAGCATCTCCTAATAAAAAATAATCAATATTATGATAATCAAATAAATCAACTATAAATTTAATCATAAATTTATTAGAAATTAATTGTTCTTCATTAATAGGGTCAACTCTTATTTTAATATTAGAATTTAAAGGAATTTCGTGTGTTATACCATTTAAAATATAATTATAATTATTTTTATTCATTATATAAGAATATAAAATTAAATTTAAATATAATACATATATAATACATATAAAATGAATTATAGAATTTTTGAAAGTGACATAAATAATGTAAAAAAAGAAGATTTTTGGAGACCAAAAATGTCAAATGAATCGAAACCGATTAGTAATAAACATGAAAATTATATTTTTGATAAAAATGCCAATTTATTTTATCAAAATAATATAAATAATTATTTTCAACCAGTAAATACTCGAATGGAAAATAATGGACCTGTTCAAGGAACATTTCAAACAGATAATTTTCAAAATGGTTTTCAAAATAATTATATGAATAATTATGAAACAATAAATAGTAATCAAGAAGTAAATAGATTTTTAGAAAGAAATCCAGTAAATACTAGAAGAGATAATATGGAAAAAACAAGAAATACTGATACAAATCAATTTTTAACCAAGCAAGGAGGAAATCTGCATAATTTCACAGATTTTAAAATAGAAACTACTAGAAAAGATAGAAATATGATTAATACTAATACATATATTCCAATGGGTAAAACGATGTCTATTCCTAAAGAAAATTTATAAATATATTAATTTATTAGACATTTATACATTTATAACACCTATTTTTATATTTTTATATTTATATAATTTATAGTTCTATGGTAAATATTAAATATAAAGATATTATTGAAAAAAATGATACTAATGTAAGTGATTCAACATTATATGATAACTTTCACCCAGAAAAATCACTAAAAGGAACAGGATTTAAAAATGCTAAAGTTGCATTAAATACTATAAAATTAATATCAAAAATATCATTAAAATATCAATTTGATGTGGTAAATACAATGTATAATAGAGCAAAATATCATCCACATAAAACTAAAGACATGGAAGATGCTATGAAAATATTTCATAAATGGTTAAAAATGTATCCTAAATTAAGAAAAAATGAGGATTCTAAATATCAATGGTTACCACTTGAAACTATTAAAAAATACGAAAGTATTGCAAATACGTATAAAGTAAGTCAAGTAGCAAGGGGAATAAAAAAGGGATCAAAAACCGATAAAGGATTTTTAGTAATGTATAAAGAGGTATTGGGTAAAAAAAATAAATTACAATATATTCCTGTAAAACAAAATAAACCAAATGGACAAGATTACTGGTCATATAGAATAGGATTTATTAATTCGCGATTAGGACAAATAACTAAAGCAAAGACACCTTTATATTATAAAAGTGGTATTTATAAAGATTTACCTACTAAACAACACATTATTTTAATAATTCATGGATATTCACCTGATAAAAAATTATATAAAGTTTAAATGCTAAATTTTCTAAAATATAAAAAGTTAAAATAAATATTTTTTGTATATTAAATGTATTTTTATATCTATATTTAAAAAAAAATATATGCATTTAAATTATCAATGAATACTAAATTAAATGATATATCATTTTTTTTGACAAATATAGTATCATTGGATGAATATACTTCTTCATTGAAAAATAATGATATAGAAAAGAAAGATCAGTTATTTAGAAAAAACGTTGATTTTTTATTTTTAAAAAATATATTCATAAATTTATTTGATATAGAATTAGACGATAATATAAGTTATAATTTTTCAAAAAATACAATAATTACTCGAAATATAATTTTAAAAATTGAAAATTATATAGAAGAAATAAAAAAATATTATATTATATGTAAACAAAAAATATATTTGGAAAATTTAAATGAAAAGAAAGTTATTACTTTATTAAGGCAGTTATTGAGAACAAATAATTTTGAATTAAAATCAAAAGAAAAATATGATAATGGTAAGAAGTATTTATTATATACAATAACAAAAAAGAAAAATAAGTATTTAAAAAAAATTAATTCGGTCATGAATTTTGATTAATTCTTAAAAATAAAAATCAAATATAATAGTAATAGTATGGAATATTTTAATCTACTAACAGATAAAAGTAATTTAGAACAAAATAAAGAAAGAAGCCATTATTTTATTGGAAATGTGTTAAATGATAAAAATTTAATAATTAAATTAAAAAATTTAAATCAACAATTAAGAATAAAATATAAACTTCAAGAATCACATGTTAATAATTTAATAACCACTAATTTAATTTATCTAGGATATTTTGATATTGAAACAGCACAAGTATATATGAATGATATATTTCAATATTTATTAAAATCTATAACAAGTAAATTTGCACCTTTGGAATGTAATATCACTAATTTTAATATTGACCGAGATAGTTCATTTTTCAAAATAATGCTTCAATATAAAGATACGAATAATTATTTAGAAAAAATAATTATACCCTATTTACACCAAAATGGAATTGTTCCAGTATTAGGAAATAAAAGATATAATAGAAGAGGTTCAATTGATTGTGTATTTTTTAAAGATTCAAATATTATTAAAAGTAAAAAATTTAGAATTATGACAGATTTCCCAAAAGAAACATTTGAAATAAACAATTTATGTTTAATTAAAGGAACTCCTACTAAAATAAGAAGTGGAACACCCTCAATTCACGACCAACTAAGTTATGAAGTTATAAAAGAATATGTATATGATTTTGATGGAACAATGGGTTCAAATAATAAAATATCTTCATTACTAGGAAATAAATCATCTAATAATTCAGGAAATAATAAAGAATCAGATTCAGATATAAATATATCAACATTAATGAAAAATAATTCGGCGAATAGTAATCAACAGTCTACCAATAATACGAATAGTCAAGAAAGTAATAACAAACCAAATAATAAACTAAATAATCAAAAGAATAATGACAATAAAAATAAAAAAGGATTATTTTCTGACTTATTTTAGATTTTATATAGATAGTATAGTTCTATAATAAATTATTAGGGTGGAAGGATATGTCGATATTATTAATAATAATTATTAATAATATATATAAAATAAATATTATATAATATATTATATATTAAATGATAGAATTAAATAAACTTTTATATAATATTTTTTTACACCTTTGCACATTTAAAACGCCGATTTATTTATAGATTTTCAAAGATTTTCAAAGTTTTTTCTATTAGTTTTTTTTATTTTTTATTTTTGCTATAAAATATTTTATAGCAAATAATTTATAATCTTTACTTTTATATATAGGTATATTATTAATAATTTATATATTTAAAAAATAATTAATATTATATTACAAAATATGGTTGATATAAAAAAACAACTTAAATATAAAAAGGAACAAGAAAATACATTAAATAAATTATTAGAAATATTAAATTATAATAATGATTATACCTTTTATTTATATGATTTAGATAATAAAATAGAATTACAAGAAAGTATAATTGCTTTGAGTGATGATATTAAAAAATACTATCCAGCAAGTTCATGTATAGGTGTTAATGGTCAAAAATGTATAAGACCATATTTAAGCATTATTCGATTTTTACTAAAATTTCATAATAAAGAATTTTATACTATGGATTATAGATTAGATATTGAAGATAAAAAAAATATACGTACAAAAAAATATAAAATTAATTAATTAACTTTATATAAATGCGTTAAACTATATAAAGTTAATTAATTAACTTTATATAAATGCGTTAAACTATATAAAGAAATATCTATAGTAATTATATATGAAAAAGAAAAAAAAATTAATAGACAAAATAGACAAAATAGACAAAATAGAAAAATCTATTTTTGAACAAAAAACAAGAGGCAATTTTATAGTTGTAAAAACAAGTTTAAAATCAATATTAAAAGATTATGATAATAATTTTCCTATTATAAATAATTTAGTATTAGAATGTAATGAAATTGTTATTAGAACATATCAATTTATACGATTATTTATTTTGCATAAATATTATAGAAATGAAACTATACCTAAATTAGATAAAGATACTATATTGTATTTTATTCGTGCTTGTGGTATTAGAGATACAAGAGGAAAAATATCAACTAATAAAGATTTTGAAAAAGAATTAAATAATTTTTATGAAAGAGAATATCAACCTTGTATTAATAAACCTAAATTTAATTTGAAAAATAAATCATACATTACTCCTTATTTAGCACAACAAATACAAACATCATTTAATAATAATCTAAAAGAACATTTTATTACTCGTATTCGTAGATTTATGAATATTATGAAACCTGATGATAATTTAGATAAAAAATATTTTGGTAAAATAAAAAATTTAATATTACTTGATAAAATAGATAAAATACCTGAAGATTATAAAAAATGGAGTGAAAATATAAAAACAACTTATTTACCAAAAGAATATGAAAAATGCTATGGTTATGATGTAAAAGTTAGACCGGAAAAATATTTATTTTATACTATCAAAATGAATGAAGATGTAGAAAAATTAAATAATTTTATTAGAAATAATAAGGATTTAACAGAAGAAGATAAAAGATGTAAAATTAAAAAGTTATTTCAACCAATACCATTAAGAAATACAATTATACCAAATTTTATTACTATAGATACAAATGTAATTTTATCATTATTTAAGGATGATGGAGAAAGTAAAATGAATAAAGAAACTAAAAAATATAAAAATCATATATGGGATAAAATTTTTAAGACAAACAAAAAAGTAATGAAGATGAATGATTATGAATATAAAACAATACAAACAGATGGTATAAGTGTATCTATTTGTTTTCAAAAAAGTGGAAAGAAATATAAAGAAAATAAAAATATAGATGAAGATAATGAATTATATATAAATGAGTTAAATGATGATGATTTAGAAATATGTAAAACTAAAAAAATTATTAGCATCGATCCAGGAAAATCAAATATGATATATATGATGGATGAAAATAAAAATAAATTAAGATATACATGTTGCCAGCGTCGTAGAGAAAGTTTAAGAAAAAGAAATAATAAAATTATTTTACGGGAAAAACAGAAAAATAAAATAATTGAAGAAGAAACAAAATTATCATATTACAATTGTAAATCAGTAGATTATAGTGAATTTAAAAAATACATAAATGAAAAAACAAAGTTAAATGAAAAAGTAAGAGGATTTTATGAAAATGAACTTTATAGAAAATTAAAATGGAGAACTTGGATATATCAAAGAAAAAGTGAAGATAATTTCTTAAATCGTATTGAAGAAACTTATGGAAAAAAGGAAGATTTATTATTGTGTTATGGTAACTGGAGCAATAATAAACAGATGAAATATATAATGCCAACAAAAGGTGTTGGTTTAAGAAGAACAGTTGAAAAAAAATTTAATGTTGTATTAATAGATGAATTTAGAACATCTAAATTATGTAGCAATTGTAATTGTGAATTAGAAAATTATAATAATCTTCATAGGGTATTAGTATGTCGTGGTTGTAAAAGTAGTGGCTTAGAAAGCAAAAATACTACATTTATGAATAGAGATATGAACGCTTGTATGAATATGCTACATTTATCTAAAAGTTGGATAAATTTTAAAATACGACCAGAAAATTTTTGTAGAACTTCAGATCCTGACTTTTCATTAGAAGAGGTAAAACGGGATCCATCAGTTGTTTTTAATATGGGTAATACCTAAAACCTTTTTATATTTTTAATGTTGACTAGTCCGCGTTTTAAATGTACAAAGGTGTAAAATCACCTAATAATTTATTTGACGAATTATTAATTGAATGTCAAAAATCATATACGGCACCAGCACATACTTTACAAGAAATACATGCACGTAAAAATACAAAAATAAAGGGAGATATGTTTGAAGAATTTTCTGTACTATATCTTAAAAATGTAAAAAAATATAATAATGTATGGTTACTAAAAGATGTTCCTGATGATATTCTTGAAAAATTAAATTTGAAACGTAGAGATATGGGTATTGACTTGATTGCAGAAAATAATGGACTATATTATGCAGTCCAATGTAAATATAAAAAGCATACAGGTCATAAAAAATATAATGTATTATCGTGGAAAGTACTATCAACTTTTTATGCTTTATGTCTTAAAACTGGTCCATTCGATAAATATATTGTAATGACTAATTGCAATTATGTGCGTCATGCTGTTAAACAAAATGAAAAAGATTTATCAATTTGCCTAAAATCATTTGAAAATATTACAAAAGATCAATGGTTGAGCATGTGCGATGTTCATAATTATAAACTTGAAAATAATAATATTAATAATATTAATAATATTAATAATAATATAAAAATAGAGAATGTTATTGAAAATAATAATATTGAAAAATATCAACAAATAAAAGCATCTGATAAATCTAATTCAAATAATTCTACTGTGGATTGTACAAATTTTTCTGAAATTTTAGCAGATTCTAAAGATGAAATTAGAAAAAAAAGATTATTATTTTATCAACAAAAAAATTAAAAACATAAATATAATCTATATATTATAATATATATTTTCCAACTTTATAAAGTAAATAAATAATATAGAATAATAAAATAAACATAAAGATAGAAATAATTTTGGAATAAAAATAAAAATTATTATATCCAGGTTGAGATTGTTTATCTAATTTATTCCATTTTATAAAATAGAGATACATATATTTTAGTCCAAAAAAAGAAGGTATTTGATTTTTTATATCTGAATCAGTATCATTAAATAATTGAGTACATAATGGAATATAATAAATATAATGCTTAAATGTTTTATTTGTATAATAATTCCAGTCATGTATTTTTTTCAAATTGTCTTTTTGGTTTAATGTTTTGTCTATAAATGGTCTGGAATAAATCATGGAATGCGTACCCGTTGAAATAATTGATTTATAAAAATATTCATCATAAGGAAATATAACAATAGGCAATGACCCCAAACTTAATATAAAATTATCATTTTTATTTTTACTACAAAAATCATTAATCTTTGTAGTATGTTTTAAATAAGTAATTTCTTTATCAAATATAAAATTATCTTCTAAAATTAAAATATTTTGGTAATTATTTTTTTGGGCATGTTTAAATATTTCTATATAACTATGCATAGTATCATACTTTTTATTTTGAATAGGAAGATTTTTGGCACACTTTTTGAATCCATCATTTACAACAATAAATATTTTTTTTGTAGGTTTTGCTATAGTTAATTGTTTATGGATATTTTTTATTTTTGGACTGTTTTTTAAAGTTAAGATATAAGAAACATCTATAGAATTATCATAAATTCCATATTTGAAATTTAGTTCTTTAAAATTATAACAATTACTCATATTATTAAGAGTATATATAAATTTTTTTTACTTTTTTTTCAGAATATTTTCTAAATTATTTTTTTGTTTTTTTAATTGATTTATATTTTGTTTTTATTAAGTGCTTCAGTTATTTTATTATCAATTCTTATAGTCCTAATTTTTTCTTTAAATTATTTTCAGTATATTTTTTTTTTATTTTATTTATTAGGTTATTTTTTTTTAAAGGTGTTCCTGGTTGCGGTCGATTTGTAGTATTTGGAAGTAACTTTAGAAGACCATTAAAATTTAATGATTTTAATTTATTATTTAAAATAACATTATCTGAATTTAATGAAATAGTACCTGGGCCAACTGTTTTTGATACTCCAGATTGTGTCCCATCCATAGCACTTGTAGAAGCACCAATTAATTCTTTCAAACTTGTTACAATTGCTTTTAATTTATCATTTTCAGCAATAAAATTTTTAGTTGAACCTTTTACTGATTCAGATAATTGACCAATAATTGCTGTTAATGATGTTTTTTGGTCTGGATTAAATACAGTAGTATTATCTTTAATTATACCTTGCAAGTCAGTAATTTTAGCATTAATAGAATCCATTAATTTTTGTAATACAGCTGTTTTAGTTATAATATTAGCACTAAGTTTATTAATACGATTTGATATATTTTTATTAATATTATGATGTTTATTATTCAAATTTATAACAGTTATTTTATATAATTTATTATAATTAATAAATGCTTGATTTGTTGAAGATGTATTGAGCGTAATATTTTTTAAAGAATTAGCTAAAGATTGTTTTAATGTAGTAAGATTCATTTTTAATGTATTATTTTTATTTAATTGAATATTGCTTAACTTAGTATAATTTTTATTTATAGGCATATTTTTTCCCAACTTGTCTTTTATAGTAGTAACTAAATCTGTTATTTGAGTATTTATACCAGTTAATTCTTGTTTTTTTACATTTAATGCAGAAATATATTTATCACTTATAAATTTATTTATTTGTTCTGTAATAGATTTTATAAATGCTATTTTATTAGCATTTATACTAGTATTATATGTTGTTAATGATTCCTTTAATTGTTTTAATGTTGCTAATCTTTTTTCAACATTTTGTCTAAGAGAGTCTATATTATTTTGATTAAAATTAGATGTTGGTTTAGGATATATTAAATTTGGTTGAGTATCAATATATTGATTAATATTTAAACTAAATTTTGTAATTAAATTTAATTTATTATTTATTTTATCTAAATTTATTTTAATATTAGGTATATCTATAGTACCATTAGTTTTTAGAATAGAATTATTCGGTATGTTATTTTTAGGTTGATTCGTTGGAATAAATAAATTTATACTACCAATTAATTGTTTTACATTTGTAATCCATGTTTTTGGACTTTTAGTATTATTAGATCTAGGTTTAGATACATTATTAGTTGTTTTAGAAACACCTATTGTTGAGTTCATTTTATTTATAATAATCAATTAGATAATTAATAAAAAATATTTTATCAAAATTTAAATTCAAATTATATATAAAATAATTTTCCTAATAGATTATAGAAATGACAGGAGGTATTATGCAACTTGTAACGCAAGGAGCCCAAGATATATATCTTGTAGGCAATCCTAGCATAACTTATTTTAAAACAGTTTATAAACGCCATACACCATTTGGCACAGAATACATTAATTTATTTTTTGACCCAGCAGCAACATTTACACCAACTCAGCAAACAAAAGCAACATGCAAAATTGACCGCAATGGAGATTTATTATACGATACATATGTTGCTTATGAATTACCAGCTATATTTACAAATACTAAAATTCCATTTGCATGGGCTGAAAGTGTAGGAACAAAAATTATTAATCAAGTTGTTGCTCGATTTGATGGCTCGCAAATTGATATACAAACAGGAGACTATATGAAAGTTTATTATGATCTTGCACATGGGGGAACAGACCAATTTAAATATAATCGTTTAGTTGGAAATGTTTCTCAATTACAAAGTTCAGGAAGAATTTTACCTACTAATATAGAAGAACAAGATTTAGCAATATTAGCATACCAATTATATATACCATTATCTTTTTGGTTTTGTACAAATCCTGGTTCAGCTGTTCCATTGATTGCTTTGCAATATAATGAAATGTATATAGATGTCACATTTAATCAATTAAATGATTTAATACGTATAGGAAACCCGCCAATATCTCCGCAAAGATTATTTGGTGATTATAGTAATTCTGATTTTAATATAACAATAAGAAATTATTTATTAACTAAAGGTTTTGATCAAACAAATGTTATTTATTATTTTACACAAAATAATTGGGCGGGAAATTCGAATGTATTAGCTAATTATATATTTTTAGGGGATGATGAAAGACAAATGTTTGCTCAAACATCCCATGAATATTTAATTACACAAACACAATTTAATTTCTTTCAAGGTTTAAAGCAAGGTCCAAATACATTAGGAACAACTTTTAATCATCCTGTGTCAGAAATAATATGGTATTTAACAAGAGATGATTTAAATTTATATAATGATTGGTATAATTTTACTGGATTAGTTAATACAAATGTGCAAAGTATGAATACTTATATAGAAGGTTTAAGAAATTATAATGACCCATATTATTCACAATCTGTTCTTGGAGCAATCGAAACATCATATGGTCCATTAGTTAATGAAATAAATGGACAAATTAAAGCAGCAAATACAAATATACAAATTCAGACATATTTTCCAGGATATTTTAATATAATGGAATCTTTCCAACCAATCTTAAACAATAATGATCGTTCAACTGTATTTGGAGCTAATTTTTATTTTTACTTAAATCAATGGAAATATCATTCAGGAGGAACTATTCAACCAGTTTATGTATTATCATTTGGATTAAGTCCTGAAAAATTACAACCATCTGGAACACAAAATTTTTCAAGATTAAATAATCAATATTTTAAAATAAATATATCAAATATTTATCCAATTGAAGAAAATTTTAATTGCAGTATGTTTGCTCGCAATTATAATGTATTAAGAATAATTGGCGGGATTGGTTCGATTGTATTTGCTAATTAAACTATAAAATATGTAAAATATATAATTATAAATTATTATAGAAATAAAATAATTTAATAATTTATTAATAAATTATTAAATTATATAGAAATTTACAAATAAAATAAAATCTTAATAAAATATATATGTCAAGTGTAACAAATAATACTGACTTTAGTTTTGAATATGCTGTTTCTATAATTATAACATTGGTTGTTTGTTCAATGACAGTAAAACGTTCACCACAAATGAATAGTTTTGTAATTATTTTATTAGGTTTAGTTGTAGCTTATTTATCATTATTATTAATGAATTTTTTGTTTCCACAAATAAATAAATTATTCTATAGTATTTATCAATATGTTTTATACATGTTTATGAATAATTTTAATAATACAGGATATATTCATGTATGGCCTCCTATACTTGCTGTATTAATAATATTTATTGTTTTATTATATAATAAAAATTTAGGATAAATAAAATGTAAATTAATTTTTTTTTAAATTATATATAATATTTTTTTATATGAATATTATATATATGGAAATAGATTGTGACAGTTTAGTTCAAAGATATTTATTATTAAAAAATCCCTTATATACTTTTAATTTTCCAATTTCAATATTAATAGCAATAATTGTTTTTGGTTTTGCTAAAGCATATAAATTTTCTGATAATTCTTATATAAATCAAATATTAATTCCAGTTGTAGCATTATTATTATGCATGGTATTTTTAGATATAATATCAAAGGCAATGGTATCAAAAACAGATAAAGAACGTTTATCTAAATTATGTAGTTCTTGGATGAATGATCCTGTAAATAAAAATAAATTATTATCAACTAATTCAATTAATATGGCTGAAATAGAAAATTATAATGGAAAAATAGAAAAATTTATTGCAGATGGAAATAGTCAAGATGAAGTAAATAATACTGCTTTATATGCTTCTGCTAATAAAATAACCTTTGAAGATAAAGAAATATTTGATAAAGTTAAAACAAAATTTATAATGAATGATACAATTAAAAATAATATTTTGGGTATTAATTCTGAAAGTTTAAAAAAACCAATGTTAAATTTATCATCTAATCAAATAACGTGTGTTGGAGATGACCAATCAAATCAATGTAATTTATGTTCAGGTATGGGAATGAATCCAAATAATTTGGTCGCACCTATTCCAGGACCAACATGGCTTCCTCAATCTGCGGAATCGGTTCAAAATAGATTAAAAAATGGTATTTATACTGCAGGTAAATGTGTTGGTGAACCTCCTTATCGAAATTAAATTATAATAAATTATAATAAATTATAATAAATTATAATAAATTATAATAAATTATAATTTATTATAATAAATTATATATTTATTATAAATATATATAATGATTTCTCAAATTATATTTTTAACAATTATAATAATAAGTTTGTTTTTTATACTAAACTATATTAAAATAAATGAAACTTTTTCAAATTATCTATATCCAATTAAAGGATTACAAGCAATATGTGCGAAAGAAGGTTTAAAACCATCTTTTATGCCAAATTCTTGTATTAAAGGAAATGGAGATTTTAATCCTTATTCCAACTGCATGTGTATAGATAAAAAAGGAATATGTAAAAAATGTTATCCAGAAATAAAAATTAATAAAGGTCGTTCTGTTATTTATAATCCAAGTGATCCATTACCAACTCAATAAAATAAATTATCTTCTATTTTTTTAATCAAATTAACATTTAAATTTTTTTTAATTTTAACATCATCATTATTAAATTTTTCTAATTTTAAAATATTTTCTAAATCATCTATTGTCATTTTATTTTTATTCATAAAAACTAATAATTCATGATTTATTTTATTATTGTTGTTATTATTATTAGTATTATTATTAGTATTATTAAATGCCTCCGATTCTATAACTTCTTTAGTATCATCAATTGGTTCAATTTTGATGATATCTTTTTTCTTTTTTGTAGTTTTTTTTGGTATTTTTACTTCATCTTTTATATTATGTATATTTTTAAAATCTAAAAATGAATCTATAAAAATAACTGATAAATAAATAATTTCATTTATTTCAACATATGTTTTTTTAAACGAATATTTTGC